CAGCAGGCGCCGTCCAGTTCCAGCGTGTGGGTGATGGCGTAGCCGGCGCTGGCGGTGCTGCCCTGGACGCGGGCCGTGTTGTCGGTGTCCCACATGACATAGACGAAGCGGGTGTCATGCCCGGAGCACCAGGTCGCCAGCTCCAGCTTTTCGGCACGCTCCGGCTCCCAGATGGTGGAGAACGACACCCAGTCGCGAGCGGACTTGAGCACGCCTGTCAGGCAGTCCGTGAGGCTCTGGCCGTCCGTGCCCTCGCTCTGCACGGCCCCCAGCTGCTCGGTCAGGTTGAGCACCCGGGAAAGATCCGTGCCGCTGCCCGCGCTCTGGCCGTAGGCCACGGCGGACGCGCTGCCCGTCTCTCCGGACGTGATCTGAAATGCCTGCGTCTGGGAGTTGTAGGTCACGACGGGAGCCTTGGGCTGGTAGGCGGCCGTGCCCGCTATGCTGACGGCGCCGGTATCCTGCGTGAGGCCCAGAGCTTCCGCCAGATCGGCCACGCCGCCGGTGGGCTCGGGGTCCGAGGCATAGGAGACGGTGGAGCTCGCGCCCGTGGTGGCGGACGTGATGACCAGGGAATTGCCGGAGACCGAGACCGTGGCCTTGCCGCTCAGGGCCGTAGCAAGCACCCCGGCCACGTCCGTCAGGCTGGCGACGCTGGCAAAGTTGAGATCGGCCAAATTTTGCTCGGTGCCGTCCACACTGAGATCCAGCTTGCCCGCACTGACGGCTTTGAGGGGCTCCACGTTCGCCACGGGGCCGCCGGTCAATTTGCCTGCCGTGGCCTCGATCTCCGCCGTTTGAGAGAGGGCCGTCTGCAAACGCTGGGCGCAGTCGCTCGGGCTGGTGGCCGTATAGAAGTCCACGCCGTTGGCCGTGCGCTCGATGCCGTCGATGGTGATTTTCAGGGTGCCGTCGCGCACCAGCTTGAGCTCGGCCAGCGTGCCCTCATAGGCCGCACCGCGCAGCCACGCGGCGGCCGCCGTCGCCCGGTACGGGGCGAACAGCAGGAAGCCGGGGAGATACTGCGTGTTGGTGTAGCCCTGGAAATAGATCCGCGCGGCCCGGGCCTCGTCGGTCTCGGAGCCGAAATAGTCCGCCACGGCCTGGGCGCCGGCGAACTGGAGCACGCGCCCGGTGGGCGGCAGCTCGCTTTGTGTCAGAAACAGGCCGGAGAATGTGAGGCCGGACGTGCCCGCGTCGATGACGCGCGGGGCGATCTGCACTAGTTTATCGGCATTGACGCTCATGTGCGCCTCCTACGCCTGCGGATGCAGGCCCAAGTTGACGTTGTCGAAAAAATCCAGTTCCACGGTCACACCCGCGAACTCCGGTCCCGGCTGGAGCTCCAGCTCCAGCATCCAGCGCGGCTCCGCCTGCTCGTTGCCCGCCATGCCGGTGAGCTCCTGCGGATCCGTGACCGTGAGGGGCGTCAGGCCGTAGGGTTTGAAAAAATCGCATCCCGTCATGTCCTGCGCCAGCGTCGCCACGGCCTGGGCCTGGGCCTGGGCATCCGGCCCGTAAAAATCCACCTGCACACGGCGGCTCATGGAGCGTGCCACCGTGACCCGGCCCCGGCCGTCCTCTCCGGGGTCGTAGCTCCGGGACGTGGTGGCGTGCCAGGTGGCGGAGAACGGCGTCACCACGATATGGGCGCCCGGCGGGCGGCTGACGGCGTTGGTCCAGCCCCGCACGACGGGCAGACCGGCCCCCACGCACCAGCGGCAGAAATCCCCCACGGCCTTGACCAGCGCGGCGTCCAGCGGCGTGACGACGGGCTGCGTGCCCGTATCTAGCCCGGCCATGCGGGCACCTCTCCAGGGCGTTCCGTGGCCCCGGTCTCCGGCGGGTCGGTGGCCCGGATCTGGATACAGCGGACCTTCGTCCAGCCCGCCGTGGCGTTCCATGCCTCCAGCACCTGGTCCACCTGCCACTCGAAGCCCTCGAAATAGAGCATGTCGCCGCCCTGGGCCGTGGCGCGCTCCAGGCCCGTCACGGGGCCGTAGAGGTAGCAGTCGCGCCAGATGCCGTTACGGCGGGCCTGGAGCAGCCATTGCAGGGTCTTGTCCGGCACGGGCTGCACCTGGGCCGGGACGGACACGGCAGGGTGCCACAGGGGGTGCTGCGTGTAGTCATCTCCCTGGGCCTGCCCGGCGCTCGCCAGCAGGATGACCGTCTGGTCGGGATTGACCGTGGTAATGGCGTTGCGAACGATGGCGTGCAGATTCATTACCTGCGGACCTCATAGTCGATGGAGCTCAACAGAGAGCCGGTATCAATAAGAGTGCCGGGAACCATGCTTTCCCCCTTGGCTCCGCCATCCACTTTTTTGCGTTTCTGCTCGATTGTGGCCTCGGAATTTTTTGGGGGCATATTGCTCTTGATGGTAGCCTGAATGTCTTCAGCTATGCGGGTCCCCACAAGCTGGAAGGCCCCGGCAGGGGAATATCCGGCCTCAACAGCCTTTCCCAAATTGTCGGCCCATTCCCCCGCTTTTTCGTCGAAGGTCTGGCGTAAAAAAGGACGTGATGGGATTCTGTTGGTGCCGAACTCGTTGTGCGCCGCATATTCCGCGACGGACTCCCCTGTTTCGCGGTTGGTTGCGCCTTCCAAGACCCCGGCAATGACGCTTTCTTCGCCGTGACAGTATTCCTCCAGTCCCAGCTCCTCCCACAGGTCAATGCCGTCCTCCATGATTACCCCCAAGGGTGATAGTAACGGGCCGGGAAATAACGTCCGCCGGACAGGTAACGCTGGATTGCTTGCCAGAAGGTCTGTCCGCAGGGCGTATTCTGGAAATATTGGCCGTTAAGATGCGACGGGATGGAAAATCCCACGGACACACTGCCCTGTGTTGCATTGCTCATGGGGCCGGATTGCCCGGCTGGCCACAGGGCCATAGTCGCCAAGTGGCAAACCAACAGATAGAGGAGCGTACGCCGGACAAAAACATCATTGTCCGGGTCGTAGGGGACAGGGCTGGCGTTGGTGTTATCCAGAATGAGGCAAGCCACATCAAATGCCTGCCGCAATTCAGCGTCCGAGATGATACCCTGCGTAAAGCGCGGATACATGGCCCGGAACTGCTGCGGATCGAACACCACAACAGCCACAGCTATTCCCCGGCGGCCTTGGCGGCTTCGGTGTGGGCTCCCCTGAACGGCTCCAGCCCGTGACGGGTGTCGGCATGATCCCGGGTCTGGGCCAGCACGTTGGAACGGGAAGATTGGGCGAAAATCCGCCCGGAAGCAAAAAGCTTCGTATCGCCGTATCGGCGCACGATTTCTTCCCAATCTTCTGCGGGGATGGTGGTCAGACCAAAAGCTCCGCCGGTGGGCAGCTCTCCCATTTCCTTGCCACGCAGGTGAACGGCGTTGCCAAAGATTTCCACCCTGCGCCCGTCACCCAGGATAAACTTGATTCCTTGGGCGCGGTTGAGGGCCACGGTCACCGTGTCCTTCCCGGTCGCGGCAGGAGCCATGTCCTCAGCAGCCGTGGACGTGGGCGCGTCGGCGACCTTGTCGATTTTGCGATTGTTTTTCTTGCTCTGTGCCATGGAGCCCCCATGTCTGGATATGTCAGACGGGCATGGATGCCGTCTGCAATTTTGGGGTTAGTATAGCACATCACGCGGTAACGGCAACCATATGAAAAGTTTGTCAAAACTTGTTAAAGTTCGGAAAGGATTGCGAAGGGAAGGAAAAGTTGCTTAAATGAGGGGAAATAGGGAGACAATACTATGGATTTTTCTGAAAAAATCGCAGAGCTGACTAAAAAAGTACGGAATATCGGGGACACCCTGGGGACGGAAGAGGCCACGAAAAACGCACTGGTGATGCCGCTCATTGCAGCTCTGGGTTACGACGTATTCAATCCCGGCGAAGTGGTGCCGGAATTTTCAGCCCCTATCGGTGAGTACAAAGACGCTCGTGTTGATTACGCCATCCTCGCTGACGGGAAGCCGATTCTGTTGATTGAGTGCAAGGCTTTCGGCACCGCACTGGACACCAAGCAATGCAACCAGCTTCAGTTGTATTTCCACGGTACGGAAGCCCCTATTGCCATCCTGACGGACGGGAACCGCTACCGCTTCTACTCCGACCTCGAGGACACCAACCGCATGGACAGCAAGCCCTATATGGAATTTTGCCTGTCCGATATGGACGAAACGCTTATCCCCGAGCTGCGCAAGCTGGCCAAGGGCAAGTTTGACCGCGATGCCTGCCTGAGCGCGGCCAACGAGCTGAAATACAACCGCGAGTTCAAGCGCATCATGGCCGAACAGATGGACAATCCTCACGAGGATTTTGCCCGTTTCTTCATCAGCCAGACCTATGACGGGATGATCACCCAGAAAGTCCGCGAACGGTTTACGCCGATCCTCGTGGCCGCGCTGGATCAGTTCATCAATGACCGCATCAATGAGCGCCTCAAAAATGCCATGACCCAGCGGCCGGAAGCCCCTGAAAGCCTGCCTGCGGATCTTCCCGAAGAGGCTCAAGAAAAACCGGTCGCCTCCAATATCGTGACCACGGAGGAAGAGCGGGAAGCCTTCTACCTGGTCAAATCGCTGCTTATGGGCGTAGTGGACGCCGAACGTATCAAGCTCCAGGACTGGCAGGGGGACTGCAATATCGTCCTCCACGGGCGGGTCAAGCCCCTGCTCCGCCTGCACTTTAACAAACGGCCCTGGTTCGTCGGTCTGTTCGACGGGGAGAACAAGGACGCCAAGGTGCAAATCGACAAGCTGGACGACATCCTGCCCCTGGGCGACCGTATCCGCGCCACGGCCGTGCAGTATGACGCCGCGAAAAAAGCCAAGGAAGGAGAATAGAGATGGCTACTGTGGTTATGTTGAAGCATCCTGAAACGGGGATCGTCACCAAAGGCTTCTATGGATTCAGCTGGACAACGTTCTTTTTCGGCTGCCTCCCCGCACTGTTCCGGGGGGACTTCAAAACGGGCGTGCTGCTCCTGATCGCGTGCGTGCTTACCTGCGGGATTGCGGGCATCATCTGGGCCTTCGTCTACAACAAACGGTACACCCTGAACCTGATCGAAAAAGGGTATCAGTTCTGCGATGAAGAGGAAAAAGTCCGTGCGGCCCGTGCCGCTTTGGGGGTGGCAGAGCCTTCCCAGGCATAGACTAGCCCGATTCTGCTCTACGCCCCCGCTTCGGCGGGGGCTTTTCTCTTGACATCTCCACCATTTTGTGGCGTTGTCTCCCTAGGTGCTCACAACACCAACCATAGGCGGACAACGCCACCCGACAGCATGGCGCTTTTTTGTGCCCTTTTCAAGAAAGTCAAGATGTTTCTTGGCTGTCTTTTGGGCTATGCTTGCATCCAATGTTTGCCGGGTGTCCCCGATATGTCCAGGCCGCAAGGCTAAAGGCGGGGAGCCGCGCCTATGGGCGGTTGTGAACACCCGGCATCGTCATTCACAGGCGGTGCCAACTCTCAACCATAGGAGTTTGCACCATGTCGCAAGCTGAACTTCTCTCCCCCGCGTCCCTTTCCCCGTCCGTTTCCCTCCACTCTGGCCGCCCGGCCACCACGTCCCTTGAAGTCGCCAAGTTCTTCGGCAAGCGCCACGACCACGTTTTGCGCGACATAGATGCGCTTTTGTCGCAACTACCTGAAAACTCCTTACAACCCAATTTTGGGGAGACGTATCAGGAGCAGGAAACGCCCCTCGGCGTAAAGCAAATCCGCGTGTTCATCATCTACCGTGACGGCTTCATGCTGCTGGTCATGGGCTACACCGGCAAGAAGGCGCTGGGCATGAAGCTGGCCTACATCGAGGCGTTCAATCGCATGGAGGCCGAACTTGCCGCCCGGCAGCACGCCGCCATCCCCACCCCCGACGACTTCACCGGCACCCTGTCCATCACGCCGTCCACCACCGAAGACCGCAAGCCCCTGCGGGCGCTGGTGGGCTCGTGGGCGCAGGTCTCCGGCCTGCCCTTCGCCGCCTGCTGGAACCAGCTCAAGGCCGCCTTCAACCTCGCCAACATCAAGGAGCTGCCGCAGGAGTGGATACCGGACTGCCCGCTGTCCGCAAGCCCGGAGACATGTACAGCCCGGCCCTCCGCACGGGCCTGACCGCCTTCCAGAGTATGGAAGACTGCGCCGGCGCGCTGGATTACTCCCTGCGTGCCCTGGAATCCGCCGCCCGCACCATGCTGGCAATGAGATAAGGCAGGACAACCGCCTGCCCCACTTGGGACAAAAAGCGCCCCGCCTTCACGATGGAGGACGGGGCGCTCATGCAAGGGGGATGGAGCTTCCTACACCACGCCGGTCATGCTGGCGAAGGCGAAGGGCATGTAGACGATGCCGCCGTAGGTGGTACCCACGAACTTCTGGCGGAAACTGGACAGATCGGGGATGACGCGGCCGGAGCGCATTTTTTCGCCAAAGGCCAGCGTGGCGGACTTCTGGCCGCCCACCACCGGAGCAATCAAGAAAACGGTCTGGTCGCCGTCCAGGCTCGCCAGCTCGGGAACGATAACGATTTCCAGGCTGGTGAAGTAGCTGTCCAGCATCTTTTTGACGTTGACGTTGAAGTCCGTCGCGGAGCCCAGGTAAGCGTTCATCGCCGGACTCAGACAGAGCTTGAGCGGCGTGGTCTGGTCAATCAGGCCATTGGACTGCCCGGCCAGTTCCGCGAACAGGGCCAGGATATCGTCATAGATGGCCTTGGTGGTCTTGTCGGCCCATTTGGTGGAATCCCCCGTACCCGTGGCTCCTGCCGTGATGGCACTGGGCAGGTTGGGGTCATTGAAGATGCCGTAAATGGGTTCACCGGCGACACCCAGCAGATAGAATTTGTTGGCATCGATTTCCAGACGGGTAGCGGCAGCCCGCTGTTTATCCGATGCCAGATTCAATTTTGCGGCAGAGGCCAGAGCCACTTCCAGATCGCCATAGGTAATGGTGGTCTGGAAACGATACTGTGCGCGGCTCATCCATTCGTTGTTCACGTCGGACGTGACGCCGTTGGCATAGTCGCTGTATTCCTCGGTGCCGCCCACCATTTCGGAGATGCGGAACTTGGCATAAGGGGTCGTCCAGTCCCCCTTTTTCTCCTCACGGAACAGGCGACGCGCGTTACGCGGGGCCGTCAGGATTTCAATGACGATGGGGTCGATATACGCCGCGAACTCGACGGGCACGGCCGTATTGGGCTGGGTCGCCAGCGCGGCGTCCTGGACGATACGAGCGCGGTTCTCGGGCGTGTTCCAGTCGCGGGCCCCTTCGAAAACGAAGCCGTACTGTTTGGCCTGGGAAATGGTCAGAGACATTTTTCCACCTCCTCTGACTAAGAAATTTCAAGGTTGGTCTTGGCCCCTGCGGCATCAGTCGCACCGGTGCCACCGTTAGCCACAGGCAGCGGGCTGTTCTGGGTAGCAAGCGTTCCCAGCCCAAGGTTGGTGCGCGCGCCGTCAGCCGCCGTCGCACCGGTACCGCCATTGGCAACGGCCAGGGTGCCGGTCACATTGGACAGGTCAACGGTTCCGCCACCACCAGAACCGCCGCTGGACGCCGGGACGCTCCAGTTGCTGATGATGACCATATCGCCGGCCGCGCCGGCGGTTTTAAAGACCCAGCCGGGAGCAGCGATGCCGTTGGCACCAGCAGAGGCGAGGATCTTGCCATTGGTCTTGTCCACATAGACCTGGCCGCCCGCAGTGACCGTTTCAGAGGCTTCGACATAGTAGTCACCGCGCACGGCGATGGTGAGCCCCTGGCCTTCGGGAATGGTCATGGTTGCGCCGTCAAGGACGTTGTAGATGTAGGTGCTGATAACGCGCTCAACGAAGCCCAGGGGGGCAGCGGCTCCGGCAGTGGTAGCAGTGGCCACACCTGCGGTCGCAGCCGCCCAGCAGAACGTGCCCACCTGCACACCGGCTTCGTCGGCCACATAGTTGATGGGAGTGTAGATGCTCTGGTCAGGAGTCGCCTTCTGGCCGGGAACAGCCAGAGCGAGATCGATATCAACTTTCGTCTGAAGCGGCATAGTGTGCTCCTCCTAGGAAATGTCGATGTTCTTGAGGTTCTGGAAAGCCCCGTCGAATTTGACGGGAGCAGAGTCCTCAGCCAGCGGTTTGAAACCGGACACCTGCTGCCGCAGCAGGATATCCACCATACCGCGCCAGGCGCTCTTGTCGTACTTGCTGGGGTCAATCCCCTTGGTCTTGAGGGTGTGCCCATAGACGGCGGTGGCGCTGTCGAAGCTCATAGGCTCCAGACTGCCCACCAGGGGACGCACCGCATTCACCGCAGAAAACAGCTCCTGCATATGCTGGCGCGTCTCCTTCACGGCCTGCGCTTTGATGGCGGCGGCATCCATCCCCATCGGCTGCTTGCGGCTGCCCTTCGGCTTGGCGTCACCAGCAAACTGATCTTCGCCGTGGTGTTCTTCAAATTTCTGCATCCCTTCCGATTCATGCTCACGGTCAAGCTTGCCGGGCTCTTCTTTTTCTTTGCGCTCGCCGAATTTCACCCCCTCAGCGAAGGCCTTCTGGAACTCTTCGTTTTCGGCATCGATACCGCACTTGTCCATGGCGTCCTTGTAGGGATTGTCGGCAACGGGCGTCTTGTCGCCAGTCGCCTTGGAATACGCGAGGTCAGTCAGGGCATCATTGAGGCGTTTGAGCTGCTCGGGCTCAAGCTTTCCGGCCAGTTCGCCCACGATTTCGCGGACAGCCTTGGCCTTGTCCTCGTCTTCCATAATGTCCACGACCTCACCGGTGTTGGGATCGACCTTGTGCAGGTCGATAATCGCCTGCGCCAGATCCACTTCCTTCTGCTCGATTTCGGGGTCGCCGTCTTTGACGTGCTGCTTGTTCTCGGCCATAGGTGTCCCTCCTTCTGGCTGTTTGATGTTCTTGTCCGCGACAATCACGTCCGGGCCTGCCCGCCCTTCTTCCACCAGGGCGACGTGATTGCCGCGTATGTTCCGCATGACAAAATCGTAGCTGATCCCTTCGTGGACACCGGGCGTCCAGTCGGGATCATAACGATACGCGCAGGAGAGCTCCCGATATGCGCCGCTCTCCACCGCATCAATGGCTTTTTTGTCCCAGATGGTCAGCGGCGCATCCACATAAGGCGCATTCCAGACCACTTCCGTGCCGACACTCCCTACCCGGGTCAGCTTTTGGGGATCGTCCGCGCTATCCACATGGTGCTCGATATGCAGCGGCAGTCCTGCCCATGTCGTCAGGCTTTTTTGCAGTTCGTCCGGGTCACGGAAGCCGTAGTAGATTTTTTCCGGGTCAAGCCCCCGTTGCTGCCAACCGGGAATTTCACGGCCATAATAGGGGTTGACTACGGCCTTTGTGATATGACTTGCCCCCACATGCATGTAACCGTTTTCGTCCACACTGCGGACGCTCGGCTGGGCGTCGAAGGTCATGTTTTTTTCACGCATGTTTTCACTCTCCGGAAATGGGGATAATTGATCTGTAGGTGCAATTGCAGTTGCAACTTACGGTTTTTTCTGCTATATACCATCCTAAAGCCGTTTGGAGGTTATATACATGTCCCGTAAAATCGACAGCGCGGTTATCGACTACGCGTGCGATGCGGTACGTAGAGGCGTCTTGCTGAAAACGCTTGCGCAAGAGCTCCACGTCAGCACCGATGCGTTGAGCCGTCACATTCGGCAAAGAGGTGTCGAAATCCCCAAAACGGGCAAAAAACCGTTCAAATATTTTCTCCCGAAAGAGGAAATCGTAGCCATGTACCAAGCTGGCGCAAGTGAAAAGGCTATTGCCGAAAAATTTGGATGTAGCCGTACCATCATTCGCCCCATCCTTGTGCATGCCGGGATTCCCTTGCGCAGCAAGAGCGAGGCTAGCAAACTCCGCTACCGAAATACGACCAAAGAATACCGGCAAGCGCTCACGGCAGCGGCGCATGAAGCCGTGAAAGGCAGTATCACTCGCAAACAAGCCCTTGCGAGAGCCATTTCCAGAGAGCAGAGCGGAAATGAATCCCACCTCGGAGACGGAGAAGCCGAGATCGCACAGCGACTTGATGAGCTTGGCATTGTCTATGTTCGGCAAAAGGCTGTTGACATCTATAATGTCGATTTTGCCGTCGGTTCCGTCGCCGTGGAAGTCACTTGTGGAACCGTCAAATACCGTGGGGGCAACACCAAGGAGAACAAGCGCATTAAAAAGCTCCTCGAATGTGGGTACAACCCCGTTTGCATCGAGTTCTGTCAAAAAGAGGCTATCCTGCGCTGTCTTGACGATGTTGTCTCCCACATTCAGGAGGCCCGCCGCTGTCCACCCTTTGGTCGTGAGTATTGGGTGATTCGGTGTCAACGTAAGGATTCCACCGTCATCCGTAACGATTTGGGCCAATTTTCCAGCATACCAACGCCTGTACAATTTTTCTGCAAACGGAATGCCGTGCAGCTTTGACCCTCCGGGGAAGCAGTTCACCAGCTCCCCGGGCAGCACTTTTTTGCCTGCGGTGCTGTCGTACAGCCCCTCGTCCAGCTTGAACCGCTTGCCGTTCATCTGCATATGCGCTTTGCGGCTGCTCTTGGTTCCCGGCACATGCACCCAGATGCCTTCCGTGATGCCCAACTGTTTGTTCTCTGTGCGCTTGATAGCTTCACAAGCTTTGTTGTTTTGATCCCGGGCTATGGTTTTGGCGCGGTTTCTGGTTATTTCGTACCGTCGGGCCAGCTCCTCTTCCAAAAACGCCACATCCCGCCCCATGCTGACGGATCGTTGCACCAGCCCCGTCACCTCATCGAAATATTGCTGCGGGATGGATTTTATCAGTGAGACGTTTTCCGCTATCAACGCTTGGACTGTGTCGTTCATCACTCGCCCGGGATCCATTTTGACCG